TCATCCATGGATATCGATCCTCCGATAGGGTCCGGGCCCGAAACGCTCGGACAATTGCGCAACCTCGATTGCAAACGGGCTTTCGTCGGCGGCCCGCATCGCCGCCGAATACACCCAGCCCGGACTTTGCAGGGTCGTCTCGCGCAGTATCTTGCCCTGCGCGTCCAGCACCCTGAGGTGATAGCGTTCATTCGCTTCGCCCAGCGGGACATCGGCCAACGCCCAGCTATCGCCACCGATCCGGGTGCGCCGTACCCAACTCACGGTCAGTTCACCGTCCTCCGCCTGATCGACCCGCAAGTGGCAGGGCGCGTAGGGCCGCAGACCGATGCCTTCAAAGGCCTCGACCACGTGAACATAGCTTGGGTCGTCCAACGGCCGCCCCCCCGGACCGATCCGGTAATGCCGCGCCAATCCCAGCGCATCGGGGGTCAGTTCGATCTGTACAGGCGTACCGTCCAGCAGAACGAAATAGCTGCCCGCCGGATGATCCGACCCTATCTCACCCTCGCTGCCCACCTGCCCTCTTAACCTGCCTCTCAGTTCGTAGGTCCGCGGTGCGACCAGTTCCGCCTCGGCGAACTGGAACACTTCCCACCGCCCCGATGCGCCATTGCCTATCGCCGCCGCATTAGCCCCGGCAAACAGGCTTGCCCGGCTGACAGAGGACAACGTTCCGCTCGACAGGCGAACTCTCAGCGCAGGCCCCCGGTCCCAGCGCGAAGGTGCGGCGGCAAATAATGGTGTCTCGGTCACTCCGGCCACGGTCGGCCGCCCGACAAGCGTGTTCAGCTTGTAACCCGCGTCCTCAACCGCACTATAGACAGCGGCCGTCCCAGGCCAGGGATGGGCAATGATCGCGATATGCGGCGCATGGGGCACCTCCTGCCCGCTCAACAATGGCAGGTCCAGGAAAACCGGGGCGACCGGCATCGGCGCCACGAAAGCGGGCTGCGCCACGCCTTCTTCCTCGTCGGTCATCGCAGCGCCGCCATAGACACCGCGTTCCACCCGGACCGCCTCGATCTGGCGCGCCACGCACTGATCTACTCGATCGATACGGAAATCACCCTCCTCCAATCGGATCACGTCGCCCGCCCCGATCCTCTGGGACGAGGGCGGCAACGCCAGCCGAACCCGGTCGCGGGCAATACGCGCCTCGGCCAGCCACCGCGCAACGATGCTTTGCGCCTCACCCCGCGTCAGCACCAGCGTCATCTCGGTCGATGCTACTGCGCCCCCCGCCTCATCGGGCAGGATGGCTTCGACCGCACGGGCCTCGTAAGCTCCCTCGGACTCCACGAAAGTCAGCCTCACCCGTCCCGCGGTTTCGGCCTCGGGGCCACGACAGTGTTCGATCGCGGCCGTTTCTCGATCTGTAATGGCAAGAGCTGCGGGCGAGACACGGCAGCTTGCTCGGCCGTCACGGTTGAAAAAGACGATCTTGCCATCCCGTTCGGCCGCCTCCAGACCATGCGCAAGCATCAATGATTGCAACGCCGACCGGGCCGAGGTGATCTGCGACAGGGTATAGCCGCGCACCAGCCCATGCACACCGTCAAGGTCCAGATCGATCACCCCGGCCGCATGGCAGATCTCGGCGATCACCGCTTCCAGCGGCTGCGCGGTCGCCCGCCCGTTCAGCCAATGCCCGCGTCCATAGTTCGCCCCATCCGACCAGAGCGCGTCATTGGACGGAAATTGCGGAAAAGGCCGCGCGTCCCAGGTCCAGACATGGGCACGAGAGAGATCCAGCATCGGGCCTCCATAGACCTTCGATACCGGGTTGGTGTCAGAACTTTTCCAGTATTCCAGAACCGCGCGCAGATATTGTTGCTGGATCAGGTCATCGCGCGCCCCGCTCGAAAAAGGCGGGAACGCGCTTTCCGAGGATTTGGGATCAAAAAACAGGTTCGGCGCATTTGTGCCCTTGTCGATGGCCGGACAGCCCAGCTCGGTAAACCATATCGGTTTGCTCTGCGGTTGCCATGCCGTCTGTTGCGCGTCGAGATCCAGGATTTCAGAGGCGATGACGTAGAGTGATTCGCCATCAAGCCCCGGCCCCACGGCCACCCGAGCGGTCCCGACTTCCGTGAAAACAACCTCGTATGACAGTTTGTGGAAAGATCCGCCAAGCCGGGTATTTTCAACCTCAGAGACCCTGTGCCCTCCATCCTCCTGCACCCCGACCGCACCAGCACTCCCGAGGAAACACAGCGATCCGGCCGGATGAAGCAACCAGTGCGCGACCTGGTCCGAACGGCCAGGGGCATACCATATCGTCACCCGATAGCGGCGTTCTTGTGCAACCGGGGCCGCCTCGTGGCTTTCGATACGCGCAATCGCACCCCCTTCCGCATCACGCCTGACCTCGCATGTATCGTCGAAGGCACCGAACGCGATATGGGGTGCGGGCGTGACGGTGGTCGCGGCGCCGACTGTATAGAGACTCGTGCGATGTCCCTGCGGTGTCAGCGAGTCGACAATCGCGGCCGGCCGGTTGACATGCCGGTTTTCCCACCAGGAACGGATGTCCTTGTATCGGAAAACCCAAGGTTCACCCTGCGCGCCGTCCGAGATCGGTACGCGGCGCTGTGCAAGACGAGCCTCATCGCCGGGATAATACCAATCATATCCCTCTCCACCTTCGATATTCGAACGAAGATAGCCCAGATCATAGATCGTGCCCCATTCGGCATCGAGATGATCGTCGCCATCGCGCCAATCCGACAACGGCATGTAATTGTCGATACCGACGAAGTCGATGTTCGGATCGGACCAGAGCGGATCTAGGTGGAAATAGACCGCACCCGAACCATCGTCTGGATGATAACCGAAATACTCGCTCCAATCCGCAGCATAGCCTATCTTGCATTCCGGCCCCAGGATCGCGCGGACATCGGCGGCCAGCGCACGCAACTGCTCCACGAAAGGAAACCGGCCCTGCGGTCCCCGGATCGTTGTCAGCCCCCTCAATTCCGAACCGATGCAAAACCCCGCCACGCCCCCCGCCGCCTTGCAAAGACAGGCATAGTGCAGGATGAAACGGCGATAACTCCAACCGTCTACCCCGGAATAGACGACGCTGAAGCCCGCGGGATCACCCGGAACGCCCTCAAGCGTGAAATCCCCTGGGGTGGCCGTCCCGAAAAACTCTGCAATCTCTTCAACGGCGGCGGAAGTTCCATCGCTGGACAAAGGATGGGCGGGCGCATGGGACAGCGTGATCCGCCCCCGCCAAGGCAGGTGCGGCTGTCCACTTTCACCGCTGTAAGGATCGGCAAGCGTGTTGCCCTCCATCTGGTCCATCAAGATGAAGGGATAGAAAACAGTATCTTGACCACCCTCGCGCAGCGCCGCGATGGTTTCGGCAACGCTTGCATCGGCCGGGGTGCCTCCATAGACCGCGCGCCCTTCATGAAAGGGCACCGTCTTGGCTTCCGCACGCGTTAACCCGGCCACGCGCCATGGCATCGGGGCGCCCTCGGCATTCTCCTCATCCACCTTCGGCTCCAATTCGAGGAAAGGCGCGCGCAGGTCCGATCCGAACCAACTGACCACCAAGGTGACCGATCTCACCTCCGGCAACTCCCCCCGAAGCGCGTCGAGCGAGGTCGCCAGATCGGTCTTGCCACTCGGCGCGTTGACATTGGCGCTTTTCGATTGGCCGAACCCGAGCTGGTAGTGAACAGGTGTCGTTGCCAGTGCGTATTCGCCAGTTCCGGGGATCAGCGCAACCCCACGGATCAGATCGGAAAGCGTGTTTACCGGACTATCGGCAGGGCGCATGACCTCAAAGGAAAGCTGCGGCACCCGGTTTCCATAGGGCGCCAGCGGCAGATCCTCGATCACGACATAGGCGATCCCGCGATAGGCCGGCGCCTGTCCCGCCCCCTCAGTTGCCTCGATCAGAGGGTCAGGCAACTGGTCTTCGGTGCCCTTATATACCCGTAACGTCACATCACCTGGCGCAATCTCGCAGCCATCGGCCCAGATACGCGCGACCCGAGCGATTTCACCCTCGCACAAGGCAATCGCCAAGCTGACCGAATAGCTGTACTCGGTCACCTCGGGTGTCGCGGGCGTTCCCTTTCCTCCATCATGCGTGGCGGTGCTTTCCTTGAAGCGCGAGGCCCAAATAACTTGGCCCGCCACGCGCGACCGTCCCCACAAACGGGCAACCGCAGCACCCTCACTCGCCCCGGTCAGACGAAAACGTTCCACCTTGCCCGTCTCGACCGGCTCCGAGCCGCTCCCCAGCAACTGCTGGTCAAGGGCCTGCCCAATCGTGGCCCCCACCGCACGCCCGATCACGACCGATGACAGGCCCATGACCGCCCCGCCAAACGCGGCACCTGCCGCCGCGCCAACCGCCGAAAACAGGATTGTCGCCATGGTTCACGTCCTTTCGGGAAATTCAAAGCGCGCCACGATGCGCCGGACCCACGGATCGGAAAGCGGGCTTTCAACCACGCCGCGGCCCGAATAGGCATGGATGAAACTCGCCCGCGCCCCGATGCGCCCCTGTACCCCCAGATGTTTGGCCACCGCCCCTATGCGCATCCGAAACAGCACCACATCGCCGGGCGCAGCCGCAAAAACCGGTTTCGGGCTCAGAACCCGCTCCGCTGCACGCCACAAGGCTTCATCGCCCTGCGGCTCGGACCAGTCTGGCGTATAGGGAGGGATATCTTCAGGCTCGTTCCCGAATACCGTCCGCCACACGCCACGCAGCAACCCAAGGCAATCCGCCCCTGCCCCAAGGGCCGAGGCCTGGTGCACGTAGGGCGTGCCGATCCAGCGTCGCGCTTCTGCAACGACCGTATCGCCAAGGGTGCTCATTCGAAAAGGCTCCCGCCGTCGTTCAGCGATCCTTGCGTTGGATAGCTTATCAACCAGTCTTCTCCGGGGATGTGGGGAAACCCCCTGAAATTCATGAAATTATTGAATTTCAACCGACAACTCTCTGCGGATCTGTCACAGCCCGCGGTTAGCCGAACCTCGTCGCCTGGCCCGACCGGCGCACGCAATTCCGCCCACAGCTCGATCACCCGCTCATCTCTCTCAATCCGATCGGCCCGGATCATCCCCGTCTGTCCTGTCGCAGGTCCCGACAGCACCTCAAGCCGTCCATGTTCGAACCATCGCGGCGCGAAACCTGGCAGATCGACAAAGCGAAAACGCCGCCGATCTTCGACTTTGACGGGCATGGCGAGGGCACGGTAGCCAGGTTGGCCAAGATCCATGGCGCAGGATCCATCCCCCAACCGTGCAGAACAGCGCATGTGATATACCCGCCCAACGGGCCGGTTGAGCACCTCGGACAATCCGCGCAGTTCCGCCTCAAAGACACCACCACGCCGTGTCAATTCGCCCAGCGATCCTGAAAACAGGCGCACCCGCTGGGCGACATCGGCCCAGTTGACCAGCCATATCCGCAGCCGTGCTCCATCGTAACGTCCCGCCGCGATGTCCTCCTCCGTAATCGCGGACGAAGAAACCGCTCCCACGGCCGCCGAATTGTCAACCGACAGACCCGTTGTCTGGCTCAAACTCTGCGCGCTCATGCCGGTTTCCGCCTCGAAGGTAATACCGTCAAAATCCAGTGACCGGTCGTGATCGGTGAAACCCAGAACCACGCCATCATGCCTCTCGATCGCCCATGCTCGCGCCAGCGTGGTTACGCCACCATCCAGATGCGCCTGCAACGCCTCGCCAAGCGCGCTCACAGTCTCAACTCCACCACAGGTACCGAGGGCACGTCGCCCGCCCGGAAAGAGGCAACCGAGGTCAGGATTCGGTCGGTATCGAACCGCACCGGAACATCGAATTCGAACCCTGCTGTAACCTCGGCCCCGATATCGGGCGCATCCTTTAGCGTCACCTGTCCGGTTGCGGGTTCGGTCGAGAAATGCACCCGATCTGTCAGTTGGACCCCATCCAAACCCACTCGCACGGTGCCCGCCACGGGCTTTGCGATGGGGCGCACATAGCCTTGAGCGCCAGACGAATATGTCTTGGACAACTGGAAAACTCGCGTTGAGCCATCCCCCAGCGCGATCACCTGGTCGTCAAAGGCAACCTGACGCGAAGGCGGACAGGACTTGTAGTCGGACCAGTCTTTCCAACGAAACCCGTAAAGCTGACCACGCCGTGCCTCGAAGAACGCGATCAACGCTTCGATATCATCAAGCGATCGCATCGACACGCCAGCGTCATAGCGCCGACGTGCATGTTCCCACGGCGTATTTCGTTCCTCGAAACCGTTGGCAAGCGCCACGATCTCGGTGCGCCGCTCCGGCCCGCCGATAGAGCCAAAGCTCAGGCTTGCGGGAAAGCGAACCTCGTGAAACCCCATGATCGTCCCTTTCGTTATCGGTTGCGCTGTCCGCGGGCCAGCGCCCGCCCCATCTCGGCCGCGATCTGGCTGCGGCTTCGGGAAAAGCTCTCTGCATCAGGGGTAGAGATGTTCATGGTCACCTGGATCGGACGTCCTCCGCCCCCGGAACTGACCCCAAGCCGCCCGTCAGCGCCACGCGCCAGCGGCAGGATGGCCTCTGGCCCGGCCTCGCCCATCAGCCCGCTACCGCCGCGCATCGGGAAATAGGTCGCCCGACGGACCACGCCGCCATCGGCAAAGGGCATCACCCGACCTTGGGTAAAGGCGCTCCCCTTCTCAAAAGGAATTGCCGCCCCGATCAGACCCTCGATACCACCCGCAACCAGCCCGCCCAGCCTGTCCTGAACCGGCTTGACGGCCACAGAATAGGTCGCATCGAGTATCGAACTGGCAAGGTCACGCAACGTATCCGACAGCTTCACACCGTCAAAAACCAGCCCGTCGAAGGCGCTGCGCAAATCCCGCCCGATGGACCGCGACAACGATCCCACCTCTGCATTGGTCAAGGTCAGGCTCTTGCGCATCTGCAAAAGCTCAAGGTCAAAGGCCGTAGTGGTGCCCCGCGCAACCTCCAAGGTGCTTTCAAGCGCCTCGACCTGCGCTGCGAACCCGTCGATATCTTCATCCACCGCCATGGCCTATCCTTTATGCATGTGGTCGGGAAAGGCGCGGGCCAGTTCCTCCAGCCGCGCGCGGGTCATCGGCGTGGAGCCACCGCCAGCCCCCAGCATCAGCATCAACTCGGCCGGGGTCAGCGCCCAGAATTCGGCGGGCTTGAGTCCCAGTCCCCGGATACCCGCCCGCATGAGCGCACCCCAGTCAAAGCCCGTCATGCGTCTTTGCCTCCGGCACTGTGAATGACCGCGCCAAGAGCTGCGCCGCCGCCTGCGCGGCTGCCACCGGCCCGCCGCCAATCTCGGCACGGGCCAGATCGGCCGTGCTACCCTGCCAACCGCCGCCGCGCAGCCCCGCCAGAACCAGTGCCAGCATATCGCGCGTGGCAAATTGGCCCTCCTCGAACCGCGCGATCAATTCGACGAGCGTCTCTGCGCCCAATGCCGCCTCAAGCTCGGCAAGGGCCCCCAGCGTCAACTTGAGAACGTGCCGTTCGCCATTCAGCAACAGCGCCACCTCTCCGGCATGAGGGTTGGCCATCACAGCGCCCTGAAACTGATCGCACCAGCCGAGGCCAACGACAGTTCGTAAGTCGCCTCACCATCATGGCTGCCTGAATATTCAAGACTGCTGACCTGGAACGCTCCTTCAACGACGCCGAAATCAGGGATGATGACCTGAAAATCCGGCGTTTCACCGTCAAAGAAAACCTGCCGCGCGCGTTCATCCGTTCCCGCATCGCGAAACACGCCCGACCCCGAGATCGCAGCCGTTTTCACACCGGCGCCAGCCAGAAGTTCGCGCCAGCCGCCCTGGCTTTCCAGGCTTGTCACGTCCACCGTCTCGGCATTGAAGCTGATCCTGGTGGCCCTCAACCCTGCGATGGTCTCGAACTGGCCATCACCAGTCAGGTCAAGCTTTATCAGTAGATCCTTGCCGCTCTGCACGCTCATGAGTTTTCCTCCAGATGGAAATCAGTCCTCGGCAACCCGCGCAACAAAGCGCAGGTCGATGCGGCGGCGGTCCTTGGCGCCCACGCGCCGGGCCCGCGCCCTATCGAAACTCAGCCGCACCAGGTAACCGCGGCTCAGTTCCAACCCCTGACCGGTCAGCGCATCGGACACCGCGCCAGCCGCGGCCTTCGCGGTTTCAAACCCACCCACATCGCTGATCACCGAGACGGTGAAGCGATGCAGGGCACCCGCCCCCGTCGCATCCGAGGCATCGCGCACGTCCTCGGGACCAAGGCTCACATAGGTGCGCGGCAGGCTTCCCCGGGGTAGCGCATCATAGATCGCCTCCCCGATCAGCGCGCCCAGCCCCGGATCGCCGGCCAACCGCTCGTAGATGGCCGCCTGCAACGCGGCCCCTGTGCGATAGCTCATGCCGCGCACTCCTCTTCGGCAAAACAGGTTAGGTACATCCCCATCGGGTCGGCCTCGGTCACCGCCTGGATGAGGAAGACGCGCGCGCCTTCACGAAACCGATGCCCCGGAGCCGGGCGCGAGGCCGCCCCGACCGGTGCCCCCCGCACCACGATCCGGTAAGCCACCCGCGCAAGCGTTACTTCCTGACCGGCACGCTCGCCCCCGGAACCCGGCGTCACCTCGGCCCACAGCGTGCCGCATTTGATCCAGATCTGCCGATAACCACCTGCCCCGTCGGCGACACTTTCAGGCATTTCCAGAATCAATCGTCGGCTCAGGCTGCGCGGGGGACTCATGTCGCGCCCCCGCCCAGAACGCGCACCGTGCGCCAGCGCTCCAGCAGCGCCATGACCCCGAAAGGCATTGCGCCATCGCCAAGCGCGGCCTCGTGGCGGTGCTCGTGGTAGTGTGCCGCCAGCAGAAAAACCGCTTGGGCGAGATCCGCGGGTACCGCTGCCCAATCCACTCCGAACCCGGCCTCGAAATCGACTTCTGCCCGGCCCCCAAGCGGTATCTGTGGCAAGAGCATACCGCTTGCAGCCAGCCGCGGGCGGTGTGTGTCCCGCACCATCAGATAGGCCTCCGGGTCAATCACCTGCGCAGCCCCAAGGCGGTCAAGAACTCGCAACTCGGTAATCGCGCTCACCGGGGCAACCGGCAGCGATTGGCGTCCAGCCTCGCGCCAGGCCATCACCGTCCAGGTGAAACTCCGGACCAGCAGCACCTTGCCCGTGCGCCCCTCTATCGCCCCGATCGCGGCACGCAATAACGCCTCGAGCAAGAGATCCTGCGCATCGTCATCGGCAAACCCGGTGCCCAATCGCAAATGGTCCTTGAAACGCTTCAGCGGCAGTGCCTCCATGGGCACAGTGGTCTGCTCGATCAGCATCATGTTGCACATTCTCCGCTCCCCCTTTGGCGATTTGGAAACACGCGCCGGTCCGGCCGCCCCGAAAAGGGGAAAAACGCAACGGACCGGTTTACCGGCGCGTGGCAGCACCACGTCCTGACGGAGCGGCGCGAGCCTTGCGGCCTAGCTCGCCGAGAATTTCAGCAGCTTGATCGCGGCGAAATCGCTGACATCGCCGCCAACCCGCCGGGTGGCATAGAACAAAACGTGCGGCTTGGCCGAGAACGGATCGCGCAGCACCCGCAGATCGGGGCGCTCGGCCACGGTATAGCCCGCACGAAAATCGCCAAAGGCAATCGCAACCGAGCCCGCAGCGATATCGGGCATGTCCTCGGCAACCAGAACCGGATAGCCCAGAAGCCGCGCGGGTTCCCCCGCAGCCAGACCGTCCGACCACAAGAAGCGGCCATCGGCATCCTTCATCTTGCGCACCGTGCCCGCGGTCTTGGAATTCATCACGAAGCTTGCATTCGCCCGGTATTCGGCTCCCAGCGCATAAACCAGGTCAAGGACCGCATCGGCGGGGTTGACCGCATCGAAATCGCCTACCGTGCCGGTCGCGATATAGCCCAGCGCCCCCCAATCCCAGGCGCTGTCTTCCACCTGAGGATGGGCCAGTATGCCGGTGGGCTTGTCCACACCGTCGCCCAGGATAAAGGCAGCCGCCTCAGCCCGTGCGAAACGATCAGCGATCCGGCCCGCAAGCCAGCCCTCGATATCGAAGGCGCTGTCATCCAGCAGCCGCTGGCTGGCCTTTGGCATCGCCGATAGCTCGTGGAGCGGGATCGTGACACGTTCGATCTGCGGGGTGTCGGTCTCGATCTGGGCCGCAGTCTCGCTGGCCCAGCCCGAGCCAATGTCGCTATGATCGACCAGCACGTCATAAGAGGTCGCCTCGACCGTCACAACTTGCGCCACCGCGCGCAGAGAGGCGGTCGATGTCAAAACCGAGCGGATCGTCTCTGCCGTCTGCGGATCGACCAGATAGCCGCCATCGGCTGCCACCGCAGAAGACAGCGCCTTGCCCTCGAATTCGAGGCTGCGCAACCCATCGTCGTCACCGGTGCGCAGGTATGCGCCAAAAGCTTTGAGATGCGGCACATCATGGGCAACCGCCGCCGACAGCGCAGGACGCCCCGCGGTGGCCTTGAGGTGGGTTTTACGGTCCAGCATGGTCAATCGCTCTTCCTGTTGTTGAATCCTGGATTTCATATCGGCCTGGAACTTTCTGAAATCATTCAGAAACCCGTTTAAAGCCTGTTTCATTTCCATCGTGGGCTCATCTCCTGCGATGGCCCTCGTCTGATGTTGCGTCATGTCCTTCTCCCCTGGGATCGATCCGGTTCGGCCGGCGCTCATGCGCCCGCCAGCACGCGGCGGGCGCCGTCCAACGCCTGCGCCATCTCGCGCCACAGCGCCTCGGCCCCGTCTTCGGCCTTGGCCCCGACGCGCGCCTCTGCAAGCATCGGAAAGGTCACCACGGACACCTCCCAAAGCTCCAGTTCCGACAAGAGCCTGCGCCCGCTTGCATCCTTGCCCGCGCGCCGGGTCCGATAGCCGATCGACAACCCGTCAATCGCACCAGCCGATATCAGCGCGGCCGCCTCTCGGCCCCGTTCGACCTCGATCAAAAGGCGGCCCTTTACGAACAGCCCGCGATCGTCTTCGCGCACCTCGTCCCAGACGCCGATCGGCTGGGCCGGATCGTGCTGCCATAACAGCTTGACCTGGCGCCCATCGGCAGCCAGCCGTTTGAGGCTGGCGCCATAGGCCCCCCGCTCCACGATATCGCCGCCCTGGTCCGGCGTGCCGAACAGCGAGGCATAACCTGCGATCACCGCGCCATCGCTCAGGCGCAAGGGCGCACCAGGCGTACAGAACTTGCGTTCCAGCCCGGCGCCCAAATCGTTTTGGATCATCGCATCTCCCCTTGTCATGGCGTCAGCGCCAGCACCGATGCCGCGCCCTCTGCCAGGATGACCGCCACCACGCCGTAGACGGTCAGCCACATCCGTTTTTCCAGTCGCTCCAGCGTCTCCTCGATCCGCGCTAGCCGGAATTCCAGCGCCGCCCAGCGCGCCTCCATCACCCGCTGGTTGGCGTCGATCCGTTCGTTCGCCACCTCGAAAGGCGCATAGAGAAAGCGCGAACCGGTCCGCTCTGCCGCGGCGCTCATGCGCCCTCCGGCCGGGGTGGCAGCCCCAGCAGCGCGCGCTTTTCATCCTCGGTCAGGAAAGCCGCCGCCGCGACACGCCGCCATTGCGCCTCGCGCTCGATGGCCAGCGCCGGCACATGGTCCAGATCCGGGGCAAGAGCCACGTCCCGCCCTGCAAAGCGGCCGAGGAAACCGGCCAAAGCCGCCGTAACCTTCGACACCAGCGGCAGCACCGTCAGCCGATAAAAGGCGCGGTTAGCCTCCTGATAATTTGCATAGGTCGCATCGCCCGGAATGCCCAACAGCATCGGCGGCACCCCGAAGGCCACCGCGATTTCGCGCGCGGCCGCCTCCTTGGTCTTCTGAAACTCCATGTCCGAGGGCGAAAAGCCCATCGGCTTCCAGTCCAGCCCGCCCTCCAGCAGCATCGGCCGCCCGGCATTGGCCGCCCCCTGGTGATAGGCGATCATCTCGTCCTGTAACCGGGAATATTGTTCCTCGGACAGCGCACCTTGCCCGTCACTGCCGCGATAGACGATCGCACCAGAGGGTCGGGCCGCGTTGTCCAACAACGCCTTTGACCATCGCGCCGCAGCGTTATGCACATCCACCGCCACCGCCGCCGCCTGCATCGGCGACAGCCCGTAATGATCGTCTTGCGGATGAAAGCTCTTGATATGACAGATCGGCGGCGCCTCGCCTGTCATCGCGAACCGGTGTTTGCGCCCGCCAACCGCGTAATCATAGGCCACCGGCCAGCCATCAGGCCCGGGCACCAGTTGCACCCGGTCCGAGCGGAGGACATGCAACTCAAACGGCAGTCCACCCTCTCCTCCGACCGCCTCAAGATAGGCATTCCCGGTCAACAAAAGCTGACCATAAAGGGCCTCGAACAGCTCAGCACGGCCCTGCGCGGTGTTGGGCCGCGCGATCAGGTCCAGCACCGGATGGGTATCGTAACGCCGCTCGGCATCCTGGCAGACCAGCGGCAGCGCGGCCGCTGCTTCGGCGATCAGCTTGACGACGCGAAACCCGATCGGGTTCCCACTAAAGCCGCTTTTCGTCAACGAGACCGCATCGCGTGGCGTCCAGGCCACCCGCACGCCCCCCGCCCAGGCGATCACCGGTCCCGTAGCCGAGGCCTTGACCTCGGGCACATCTTGGTCTGCACGACGAAAGATATTGAGATTCATGCAGCAACTCCCTCGGTTGTCTTGGCCCGCGCGCCCCGGCGGGAGGCCAGAAAAAACCCGCCGCCGGGATGCCCCGGGGCGGGTTTCGCTCTTTTTTCATGTCAGCCGGGCGCAAAGGCCCGGTGCCGCGACCTACAGCCCGCGCACGCGGGGACGCCGCCACTGCGCCGCCGGCGCGATCATCAGGTCATGGATGGCCCATACCAGCGCATCCACGCGATCAGGACTCCCCCGCCCCTCGTAACCACGCGCGGTCATCCGGCACATCTGTTCCTCCAAAGTCTCCAGCCCGCGAAGATGCCCAACACGACCCTGTTCGTAAAGCGCGGCCACCGGTTCGGCGCGCGCGACCTTACCTCGCGACGCGCGAACAGCGCGAAACGGCACCAAGGGGTCGATCTGCCGGATCACACTTTCCACCAGGTCGCCCCCCTGGTTGACTTCGGCGACCAACCGTTCCGCTCCGTGCCTCTCCATCGCGGCAATCGCCGCCTCTGCCCATACGGCAGGGGCAGCCCCCGTCACGCTTGCATCTTCGATAACCACTGCCCGCCACTGCGACGCCGCGCCCCTCGTGATTGCCCCGGCCACCACGATGCCGCATTCATCCGATCCGCGATGGCCGGTCACCGGCGGATCGACCGCGACCACGATACGGTCAAAACCGGGTGGCGCCTCCATCCGGATACGATCCAGTCCCTTCGGCGTCCACAACGCTCCTTCCGCTTCGTCCAGCAGCACACCGTCCAGTTCCTGCCGCCCCAGGCGCGATCCGGCATAGCGGGCACGCACCTCCTCCAGGAAGCTCTCGGCCAAGTTTGCCCGGTTGGCCTCGGTAGGGGCATGGGTCACCACCGTTGATGGACTGGCAAGGATGGTTCGTAAAATGCCCACATTGCGCGGGGTCGTCGTGATGCACTGCCGGGGATTGGCCCCGAGCCGGAGCCCAAATTGAAGCATATCCCATGTCTCCTCGGCCTTTTTCCACTTGGCCAGTTCGTCCGACCAGGCCGCATCGAATTGTGGGCCACGCAGGCTTTCGGGGTCGTGGGCGGAAAACACCTGCGCCACTGCCCCGTTCGGCCAGACCAGGCGTCTTCGCGTGGCCTCCCATTTGGGGCGCCTGTCAGGGGGCGAACAGGCCAATAGCCCGCTATCGCCCAAAACCATGACCTCGCGGACCTGGTCCACCGTCTCACCAACCAGTGCGACACGACGGGCAGACCCGACATCCATAGGCCGCGCGCCCTCGACCTGCGCACGGACCCATTCAGCCCCTGCACGCGTCTTGCCCGCACCGCGCCCGCCCATGATCACCCAAGACCGCCATTCACCCTCGGGCGGAAGCTGATGCGGCAACGCCCAGAACTCGAAAAGATAGGGCAGCGCCAGCAACGCACCTTCACTCAGCCCTTCCAGGAACTTCTCCTGATCCGCGCGCGGTGCGCAGGCGATCCAGTCGGCGCCCGATTTCAGCACGGGCCCCGTCAAGGTCGATCGCAT